GTGTATTGGTGGGTACATATATCAATGGCACATTCAACCCGATTAGCAATGGTCAGGTGGTAGCACAATCAGTACCTCAAGATGTGCAGGCAGTACCAGTACAATCTCAACCGGTGCAGATTGTAAAGGCTGGACCATCAGCAGGTGAAATCTTTGCCATGGTTGTATTGTCTTTAATGTGTGTGTTTGTGTTTATTGCAATTCTTTTGTGAAGGAGCTTTTATGACGACTATTGGTGTTTTGTTTTTAATTCTTATCTTTTTGATGGTGGTGCTTATGATCCGAAATTCTTATTATGGTGGTTATGATGATGGCTTTGATGAAGAAACCACACATACGACCACGACGACTACAACCACAACTGTTGTAGAGCCACAACAACCTGAGTATGTTATTGTAGGCACACTACAACGACAGACGGAAACTAATGGCCAACAATATGTGATTGACCCTGTTGACAAAGATAAAATTTATGTTAATATCGGTGATGATCTGTATCAAGATGGTGCTGGTCAGGTTTGGCAACTGAGCTAAAGGAGTATAGTATGAAAGAAGATGAAGTGGGAGCAATTATTGCCGGTTTGATGTTTATTGGATTAGCCATTGCAATGGTCATTGGTTGGGTTATGAATATCTTGGCCATTGCACATAGCAATTTCTCAGATATCACGGGCCTTTTGGTGCTGCGTGTTGTTGGTATCTTTGTTGCACCCTTGGGTGCCGTATTGGGATGGGTATAATATGGGTGAAGGTATTTTCTACGGGCTTATGATGGGAATTTTACTATACATAAGCATGGCCGCGGCAGTGCCCAATTCAATCTACAACCAGCACCATAAAGCAATTGATGCCTGTGAAAAGGACTTGCCACGGTCCGAGCATTGTGTTATCATTGCAGTACCAAGGAGTAAAGACTAATGTATATCGTCGCCCAACCCCATAAGTGCCAAAAATGTGGACATGAAATGAAATATGGTCCTCACGACCATTATAACAAATCACCAATAACAGAAGCAGGTAACCCAATCTGTCCTGTATGTTGGAATGATTTCTTAAAGGGGTTGGGTGCCGAAATGTTTTGTACTGTTGAATGGTCACCTAAAGGTTCAGAGTATACACAGGCCACTGGTATGATTCAAGACCGTAAGACGGGCGAATGGTTTGATCCTGAAGCCAAGTTCGATGAACTCTTGAATAGTAAAATGTTCATTGATACCATGAAACGAATGAAGGACAAATAATGAAGAAGTTTTGGGATGAAATGTTTACCAGCCATTCAAAGTATACGGCAGGCCAAGACCTAGCTGATACCCTTGCATTGATGGTTGTCATGGCATTGGTGTGCGTTATCATTTTTATTTAAAAGGATTATTATGTTCTGTTTTGACGTGGAGACACTTGGGAAGGATTCAACTGCGGTTATCCTATCAATGGCGTGTGTGGCATTTGACCCGACTAAACGACCATCACCACAGGAACTTCGTGATGATGCCTTCTTTGTTAAGTTTGATGTTGAGGATCAAATCAAGCGGCTGCATCGTACTACAACCAAATCGACAATGGAATGGTGGGCAAAGCAGTGTGACAATGTGAAGTTCAAATCATTTAGGCCTTCTGTTGAAGATGTTATCTTTGAGGATGGTTACGAGGCTATGCGTGTGTGGGCTGCGGCCCGTGAAGTGAATGATAAGGACTATGTGTGGGCACGTGGCAACCTTGACCAATTGGTCCTTGATTCTATTGAGGAACAATGTGAGTTGAAGCCAATTTTCTTTTTCAACCGTTGGCGTGATGTGCGCACCGCTATTGACTTCATGTATGGAACCACGAGCGGGTATGTGGATGTAGACTATCCAGGCTTTGATTATAAGCGTGATATACAAAAACATAATCCCGTCCATGATGTGATGTATGATGTGATGCAACTTATTTACGGCAAAGAACAATAAACACTTGACACTCTGTTTCGGTATGTTACACTATATTCATTGATTGAAAGGTGTAACATGAACAAGTTTGAACTGGTATGAAAACACAATTGCAAGCTGAAATGAAACGTATCCGAGACCTGTTGCCTACTGAATTGTTTGAAGGTAGCAAGGACTGGAGTGAAGGTAACACAGTTGAGCGCATTGAATGGTTGTTGAGTATGTACGAAAGTTCTAACCAAGAGGTTGAGCGCTTGGAAAATGAACTCATTACCGTCAACCAATATTGGCACGATAGGACTTAATATGAACGAACGAATTCAAGAGCTTAAACAACAAGCCAATGAATACACGAATAGCCGTGTTGACGGGCCTAGTCCGATTTGGTTTGAGTGCTTTAATGAAAAGTTCGCCGAGTTGATTGTGCAGGAATGTATGGGTTTCTGTAAAGAGGTCGAGTCTGATATGGATGGATTGCCCACTGAGGAAATGCGTGATATTGGCAGTATGGGAGCCAAATTTTGTTATGAACAGATTAAAGAATATTTTGGAGTTGAAGAATGAACAAACGAATCCAAGAGCTTGCTAAACAAGCAGACAATTATGCGTACAAGATGAATCCTGAAGAAGATTCGTATGGCCGTTCTGCAAATCCTCGCAAGTTTCAACAAGACCGTGATGCAAAGTTTGCCGAGTTGATTGTTAGGGAATGTGCAAAAACTGCTGAACAACACATTGACGAACGGTGTGATCGAGACTATGGGGTCGGTGTGAGGCTCAAAGAACATTTCGGAGTTGAAGAATGAACGAACGAATTAAAGAACTTTGGGAAAACTCTACTGGAGCAACAGTTCCGGAGGACGGATATTATTCTTCAGCGTCAAAATACAATATTGAAAAGTTCGCCGAGTTGATTGTTCAGGAATGTGCCGAAATTGCTCGGTTGAATACAAGAGTGGATAGCAATGTATATCTAATGATCCAAGAACATTTTGGAGTTGAAGAATGAAAATAATTGAAATCCTGCATGGGATGTCCGCAAACCCATCACGCAACTATAAGCAACAAGTCCTTGAAGACAACAAAGGCAACGATGTACTGAAGGAAGTATTCCGTTTGGCCTATGATCCTTTCACACAGTTCTATATTCGGAAGATTCCGGAATATACAACCAATTTGTCCAGTCATGCGGCATCACTGGCTTCCATGTTGCCTGCATTGTCGGATTTATCCAATCGTGTGGTCACAGGCAATGCCGCTATTGATAGGCTCAAAGCTATCCTCGAAGCGGTTGATGTTGATGATGCCTGGGTTATTGAACGCATCATTAGCAAAGACCTTCGTGTTGGTTGCACTGGCTCAACGGCTAACAAGGTGTGGCCTAATCTGGTCATGGAATATCCATGTATGTTGGCATCCGTAATTGATCCAAAAGGATTGTCTAAGATGACATACCCAGCCATGGCTCAACTGAAAATGGATGGTATGCGGTTCAATGCTATTGTCCGCGGCACTAAGGTAGAGTTCCGTTCACGTAACGGTAAAGAGATTGACCTCAAAGGTAACCTTGAACAAGACTTCATTCAACTGGCCAAAGGTAAAGACCTTGTGTTTGATGGTGAATTGGTTGTCAAAGATAAGGGTAAGATTCTTGACCGACAAACAGGCAATGGCATCCTGAACAAGGCAGTCAAAGGTACTATCAGTTCAACCGAAGCTGAAATGGTTTGTGCTACAATTTGGGACCTGATTGATTATGCCGACTTCACCAAAGGTGCATCAACCGACACATACAATATCCGATTCAATAAACTCAAAGGTATGGCCATGAAGCCATTACCAAAGAGAATCGAATTGGTCGAGCATACAATGGTCAAAGATTATGATGAAGCAATGGCCGTATTTCAAAAATACTTTGATGCAGGCCAAGAAGGTATCATTCTGAAAGACCTCACTGGCATTTGGGAAGACAAACGAGCAAAGCATCAAATCAAATTTAAAGGTGAATTGGAATGCGACTTGCGTATTGTGGGCTATGCCTTTGGCACTGGCAAATATACTGGCATGATTGGTGCATTGCAATGTGAATCTGAGGATGGTATCATCAAGGTTGATGTTGGTTCAGGTTTCAATGATGAACAACGCAAACAAGATCCTGAGGAGTTGATTGATATGATTGCGGCCATCAAATACAATGCACGTATCAAGAAC